GGCCGACCAGTAGGCATATATTAATATTAATTAGGAACATTAAAATATTCAACCATAGCTGTAGTAGTAGAAATATTAAATAACTCATAGTCAATAAACTCTACTTTTTCTCCCAACTTAGCCATCCATATCCATTTCGTAACTCGTCTTATAAATGCATTGAAATTACCAACTTTATACCAATCTCTAGGCGCTTGATTACTTGTGAAAATTATGCGTTTACATCCACCAAGCTGTATCTGACCACCTTTACTTTCCACCAACATAGGGTAACGATCACATAACCTCAACAATGTATCGAACTTCAACCAACCATAAAATTCATCAATGACAACCGTTTCTTGCTGTTGATATCCATCCCACCAATTACTTCTTTGTTTCCAATAAGCATTCGGATAGTTTTCTAAACAATAACGAGACTTCCCAGTTCCAGTTGGCCCAAACAATACGACAATCTCCATATCGTGATTACGCGGCTCGATAGATAGCATGCGATATGCGCTAAGAGCACGATAAGACCGACACCAAGTATCAAAATCAAAATCGGCAAGCTCCTTATCACTCGCTCCATCATCAATCAACCCCTTAAGCACCGAAAGTTTAGAGATCTTTCTCGCGGAGAGACTGTCAATAAACGTATCGATAGACAAGCTTTGGTCCACGCCGAAGCTAATGAAACCAAAATCATCTAAGCCACCCAGAGTTAAATCTGAATACAAGAGGCTCGCTTTGCCATCATCAAGAAAATCTTTCAAGCAATAAATAATCGCCTGCGCTTGGGAACCCCTTCGGATTTCCCAATGTGCACGGGGAACCCAGTTTCTTACGGTACTTAAAGGTACAGCATAAATAAACTCACAATATCCTTGATAATGTTGGGTTCCGCCCTCCCCCAGTTCCTTATTAGCTACAAGTAGCTTTAAACCTGGTTGGGTAAATTGGATTTCTCCTTGGGCCGGGTTATTAAGGGTAAAACACCAATTACGTGACTTGGACATCTTTTGTCAAATTGGGTAATGAGGCAGGGGGGCCAGTATTACCCCCCTGCTGTGAGCCGAGCAATACGCCCATGGGCGTAAACTTAACCCTCCAAAGGAGGGTTATTCATAACCACTCATTTTCTAACACGTTTAAACATGAAGAGGTCATATAAACCTAAGGGTTACAGAACCCGTCGAAGAGGGTATAACCGTAAAGCCCTTCAAAGTAGGGTTGCAAACCGTAGATATCGGTACCGTATATCATCATATGGACTCAAAAGATACCGCTTTAATAGAGTACATAGACCGTTAGGAGGTTTTCCAACTAGAAGAACAACAACATTAAGATATGTAGAAAACTTTACACTAAACCCTGGAAGTGAAACAATTGCAACGTATGTATTTCGTGCTAATTCCATTTTTGATCCAAATTATGCTTTTGGTGGACATCAACCAATGTACATGGATAATTATTCAGCATTATATTCGAAGTACAAAGTCAATTACGCGACGTGTACTTTTATTGCTCTTGACACACATGTCGTCAATACAACAACACCAAATCTTGTCGACGGCACCAACGTCGGTGACAATTTTTTTTACAATGGTAATGAACGCGCTGTACGCCAGTTTATTCTTGTTGATAATAGTCCAACGGATTATCCAACCAAGTTGAACACACTTATTGAAGAAGGCAATCCAAAATTACGATGGAAGTTTGCACCACAAACTACATCAGGCAGAATGCACAAAGTAACCAAAAAAGCATGGCCACATAAAATTCAAAATTTAAGTTACAACGATGATTCACTTTCAGCATTAACAAGTGCAAATCCATCAAACCAAATCTTCTTTATTTGTGGTGTAGATTCATTAGGCGGGGCAAACGCTGACGAAATGAATTACCAAGTCATCATTACTTACAACGTTACTTTCTTTGATTTCATTGGAGGACAAAGTGAAAATTAAAAGGAAGGGGGAGGCGAAGGTCGCGTTAGCGACCCCGAAGGGCCGACCAGTAGGCATATATTAATATTAATTAGGAACATTAAAATATTCAACCATAGCTGTAGTAGTAGAAATATTAAATAACTCATAGTCAATAAACTCTACTTTTTCTCCCAACTTAG